TTATTAAATCCTTTTGGCTTTGAAGTTCGTCCATAATTGCTTGACGAATATCAAGATAATATTTATCAGTTCCAGAATTGCTTATATCACCGCCTATCGAACTATAAGTTGATGAGGAGGTTTTAGGTCTTGTGTATCCAGTCGCCACAGAGTAAGTGTAATTTGTTTTTTCTGAAAAACCATTACCTGTTGTTTTGCTTAAATCATTGGTTTTTTTGAGTTCGTCATTCAGCTTTTCAGTGCTTTCAATTGCTTTGATAATTCCACTATTGTCAAATTCAAAAACATCACCTAATTTCAATTCGGTTAATTTTTCCAATTCTTTTGTCAAATTCTCAAATTCAGAGGTTGTAACTCTTCCGCTCTCTAACATTTTTTCTAAATTAGTATTTTGTTCGACATACCATTTATTTAAACTTTCCGCAGGAGTTAAAAGAGAGTTTTGAAGTTGTTGAATACTCCTTGAATACTCAATTGTTTTAGTGGCAAAAGAGACAATATTTCTATTTTGGTACTCTATTAATTTTTGAGATGATTTAATTTGTCTATTTAATTTTGTAAATTCTAATATTTGAGCTTTTGTAGCATTTAGGGATTTTAATTGCAAATTGAGAGAAATATCATCTTTTGAATACCCTGCTTGAATAAGAGCTAAAATATTTTTCTTTTCTTTTAATTGTTTGCCTATCTCTTTTTGATTAGCTATTTCTTTTAATTGCATTGCAAGAGATATTTGTTGAGTGGCGATTTGTTGAGTATCCTCTTTTTGAGTTTGCCAAGCTTTATCGAATTTCTCTTTTTGTTCAATTGCTTTTTTGATATGTTCATTAATTTTTTTCAGATGAACCTCATCTACCAATGTTATTTTTTTTGTCTTATATCTCTCAATTAGAGAATCGAACCCCTCTATTGTTCTTGTGTAATCAGCTTCTGCTAAATTAGTCATTCCGACAATTAATTCAGTCTCCTCTAAACTTTTGCCACTCTTTAATAATTCTAATGTATTTTTAAGTTGGCTAATTTTACCCTCTGCCTTTTCACTCGCTTTTCCAAATCGACTTATATAGACTTCACTCTCTTTCATCTGTTTTGCCATATCTGCAAAAATGAGACCAATATCTTTAATGTGTGATGCATTTGTTTTAATTGTCAAAGGTTTATCTACCACTGAAACTAATTTACTATATTCTAAACCTAATTTTTCAATAGCATTACGATATATTTCGATTACTTTTTCACTGTTTTCAAAATTTCCAACTTTTTGGATTTTTTCTTGAATAACTAAAATAGTTTTCTCTATTTCAAGAATTCTATTTTTCCTATCTATTATTTTTGTATAATGTTCAATCTCATCTTTTGAAAAAGTTGATTTACCTTGAGATAGAAACTCTTTGTCTAATGCTTTACCACCTCCAGAACCATAAAAAGCTTTTAATTCTGCAATATCGAAAGCAACACCTTTTATATGTTTAGCAATACCTTCAGTTATTTTAAACTCTTTATTTACAGAATGAATAGTCGTTTTGATGGTATTTTGTAAAATTGTCCAGCTTTGTCCGATTGTTTCGGGCATACTGCTTAACTCTTTTTCTAATACTTGAGATTGTAAGATTAAAGCATTTGCAACTTCTCCTGCAGAAAGTTTCCCCGCTTCTGCATAAGCTCTCATTTGATTAACACCGATTCCCATACCAGTAGCAATTGCTTTTATGGCCCGTGGTGCATATTCCATCATTACATTAAATTCATCACCTCGTAAAGAACCACTTGCCATCGCTTGACTAAGGTTTAAAATAGAGGAGGCAGCTTCATCAGAATTTGCTCCACTAACCGATAAAGCTTGAGAAAAGGCGGTAGTTGCTGTTGTTACTTCTCTATCGGTGGCTAAATATTCTTTTAGAGAAACTTTTAATTTCATATAGAGTTTTGTATAATCTTCAAGTCCTACCCTTGCTTTTGCACTTTCAATTTCAAGTGTTTTTTGAACTTCGCTAAGTTTTTGTGAAGACTCTAAAACCAATTTCAGCTTATATTCTAACCCTTGCATTTCATCAGCAATTTTTAAGGTTTCCAATGCTAATGCTCCCATTTCAATACCTGCGATTGCTGATGATAAATCATTCATTGAGCTTTCAGTTCTACCACCTTGCTGTTCTAATCTGTTAAGTTCTCTATTTGTTCCCTCAACATCTCTTGTATCTATTGCTATTCTTAAATCTGCTATATCCATTTTTTATCCTCTATTTTGAATTGTTTAAATATATATTGTCGAAAATTTGTATTAATTGAATTTCAAAACTTTCTAATTCCATTTTGTATAAATCCATATAAGCTTTTATTTCTGTAAATTGTATTGGGAGTTTGTTTCCGTCTAAATATCGCCTTGTTCTGCTTAAATCTTTGAAACAATCGTAACTATATTTAGCTAATGGTGGGAGTGTAGGAGTTTCTATTTTTTCTATTTTGAATGTCTCAAATCTATCTTTAAGATTTGAGATATGGTTCTTTACAGTTTCGCCTCCCTCCTCCCGTAAGAGAGAGAATTCCAATTTTGCGAATTGAATCGATTTCGCAATTACACCCCTAAAAACTTTCCCATTTTCAATACAACTGGATTGATTTGTAACCTAATCCATCTATTGTCTTTAATAAGTTTTAAAGCTTTTTTTTGTGTAAAAACAACTGATTTTTCATTGTCATCTACAATTCCTCTCCAATTGGTAATTGTGCCTACAATTAAAGCTATCTCTAACTCATCAAGCTTGTTTTCTAACTCATCGTCAGCTAAAGTCTCTTTTGCGAGTTCTGATTCTTGTACAAATTTTCGGGCATTTTTAGTATGTAATTTTGATTCGCTACCGACAACAGTTAAAAAAGCACCTGTACCGTTTCCATCTAATAGAATTTCAAATTCAACTCCATTTTCGCATTTTTCTGTTGCATTTGTATTTATATTTAAACTCATTTTTAACTCTCCTGAATAGTAAATTGTGTAACATCTAACCCGTTTGTTTCGTCAGTGTTTTTTAAGGCTACAAATGTGAGAGTTTGTAAAATCTCTTTTTCGCCATCATCTTTTTTTGTTCCCGTTAATTTAATTCTTGGAAAATGAAAATTGACAAAATGACCATCTTTAGCTTTAGTTTCTCTTGTTGTCAAACCTAATGAAAACTCATCTTCATCATCAAATAGAGTATCGAATTCCTGATTTACAAACTTAACTACAATAGTTCCTGTTACTTTGTGTCGTCCCTCTCTAATTGAGTGTGCTAAATCGCCAAATGCCCCACTTTGAGCCTCCACTCCTCTTTCTACTGTAAAATCAGCACTTGAAACAAGAGCAATAATCTTATCTTTTACAAAAATCTCTCCAATAGCACTTGATAGAATTGATGTTTTTGTAACCTCAACAGGATTTACAAAATATTCAGCAGTTTGTGAAGTTTTATCTTTTCCCGTAAAATTAAAATCTATTGAAACTAATCCACTTGCAGGAATTTTAACATTCATTGTAGTAATTTTATTGCCTAAAAATAATTCAGATTGTCCAATATCAGCAAAATACTGCTCTATTGCAAAAGAACGGTTTAAATGCCCTAAAGATGGAATGATAGTTTTTAGACCGATAACTTTTCCACCAACCCCTGTTTTTTGTTCAGCTACAAAAGGAGTTCCTGAAATTGATAAAAGAGTTATAAATTCATCTTCTAATCCAATAATTCTTGAATAATTATTATTGTTTTCCTCATTAGCAAAACTTTTCATAGTTACAATATCGCCTATATGTAGTTTTCCCATTTCTACAATTCCATCAATTAATTCAACTACACATTTTCCTGATATTGTAGAATCTGGAACGATTTTTAATTCAAGGGGTTCGACTACATAAGCAAGAGTTGAAAATTTTGTAGCCGATACTGTTGTCTCTTCAATTTCATTAGTCCCTTCAATTTTTAAAACCTCACCATCAGCTTTTTTGATAGTTTTTGTCCCATTGTTTTCAGGATTAGAAAAACCGCTAATTTCTACTGTTCTTCCAGCCACAAAACCCTCATCAGTAAAGTTTTTATCATCAGCTTTATATTCAACTGCTGCTTCTCTATAAAAACTAATTGGGGTCTTCTGTTGTCCATGGTCTTTGTATGGATGTGGTGATAATGTGTAAAATCGAATTCCACTTCCATTATAACTATTAACTATTGTAAATATTCTACCATTATCTTGACCGTCAGGCGAATTGTCATCTTTTATTCCTGTAAATTGTATTCTATCGCCTGCATTCACTCCATTATCTGCTAATTGGTCTTCTGCTCCCCCCCCCACTATTGCAAATAGGTTGCCCAAGTAACCAAATCGCTGTTCATGTGCCGGATTAAAAGCAGTTTCTGCTATTTCACTATAAATTTCAACATCAGTTGAATTGGGTTCAACATCTATAAATCTATCAATAGACCCCGCTTCTTCACCCTCATAAAACTCTTTTCCAGTTGTACCCTCGTAAAGCTCCTTAAAAGTTGTCCGTGATAATTCACCGCTTAAAGTTCCCTCAACAGTTCTATCACCGTGTCGAAATTCTGCGGTCTGTAAATCATTTCGCATTTCGTTACTCTCATAACTTCCCTTATTCAAATTAAAAGAACCTGAAACTTTTCTAATGATTTGTGCTGAATCTGTTGTTGGAGCTACTCCAAACTCATTTTCAGTTTTAATTCTTATCTGTTTTGATATTCCCGCTGCTATTGCCATTTTTTGCTTTCCTTTATATAATTAATTGATATTGGTAATACTATTTTATTGAAATCTTTATATGTTGTATGAATTTCGGGGGTTTTTACTATTAAAACCTCATCATCTTCATCTTCTAATTTTAAACCTCTATAAAATGTATCTCTTATTATTTCTGCTCTTGTAAGAATGTTTTTCATTCCATCGCCAAAATTGAATTTAAGGAGAATTTGAAAAATGCCCTCTTCACGAAATCCACCACCACCGCCGAAATCTTTCGGAGCAATAGGGATAAAATTCACAATTTGAAAATTATCAGTTGATGAGGTGTCCCTATTCGTATTTTCCCAAATCGTGATAATATTTTGAGATATTGAGGATAATTCTGTTTCAAGAAGTTTTCTATATCGCATTCTATGTATATCTTCTTGTAACTTCTGCTATTGACTTTCTAACCATTCCCGCAGGTGCTTTTGTATGAGACCAACCCTCGAACTCAATTCTATACACATAAGGCAAATTGTTAGTTATCCAAAATTTATCTAAAATCTCTCTACCTCTTATATATCTCTCATTATCTTGTATCGTCAAGAGGTTATCTGATGTTGTGGTAGCAATTGGTATATTCCAGCTTACTTGCCAATTTCCTCTTAATCTACCCGTATCAACAGGTGTATTTCGTTGTATTCTTGCCGTCAAATCTAACAAAACAACTTTAACCTCGCTCTCAAGTCGTTCTCTCATATTGTCGCTGAAATTCCTTAAATCATTCTGAAAACTCATATTGAAACCACCTCAAAACTATACATAAAAACCTCATCTTTATAGAATGATGACTGAATGTTTTTCACTCTATAATCTTGTATTTTATCACCGATTTTTGGAACAATACTGAAATTAAGAGCGGGACTGATTATTGTCGTCAAGATTTTTTCTCTATCTCTTATTGATTCGATTATTCCAAAAATTGCAAATTCAGTCTCTATTCTAATGTTTTCACCAGTTTCAACATTGTAGCTTTCGTCTCCATAATGAATATAGGTCATTTCTCTACCGAATTTCTCTATTTTGTCTAATGCGACTTTAGATGGGTTCATTTAATAAGTCCTACTTATATTAGATAAACTAAATGTGCTTCCCGAATTATTCAATAAATATTGTTGTAATAAAAGTTCTGCTTTTTGAAAGTTTGTATTAATATCGAATTTTTCAGAATATTTCACAGTGATTTCTCCTACTGTTTCCTCTATTGCTACTCTCTCTAAATCAGGTAAAAGCTCTGAACTTTTACTTGATAAAGCTAACAATACAGTAGCTTTTTTTACATCAATTGGCACTCCATAATTAACTCTTGGGAATGCCAATCCTTGAGTTTGGAGTAGCTTCGTGGAGACAAATTTAGCCTTGTATTTTGTATCAATAAAATCAGTAGCTCTTATTAGGAGACTCTCTTTATTTGTTACATTTTCCCACTCTACTATATTTCTATCCGTAAAGTAAGAGTCTGCAAAACTTACATCTGCATAGCTATTTGCCAATTCTAAACCTGTCCCATCTTCAGCCACAAATGCCATTTTTTATCCGTTCGTTACTAAAAAAGCTAAAGGTATAGTTTTTCTATCCATAACTCTATTCCAAGTCGCAGCACTTGCTAATTCAGCATTTGTAAAACTTGTACCTGTTGGGTCTGTTGCTACATTAAATCCAAAAGGGTGAATTAGCCAAGTTTTTCTCTCGATTAAAGTTTCAGTTCCTCCGCCATTTCCTAATAATGGACTTCTATCAACTTCTACTGGATTTTTAGGACTTCCACTTCCGAAACCAAGAAGAGCATTTCCATATAAGATTGTAGTGTATTTAAATCCACTTGTACTACCCGCTATTTTGGTCATATTGTCATCAATTACAACTTGAAGACCTTGATAATAAGGTATCTCTCTGTTTTCAGATGGTTTTTGGAATGAAATCTCATCTAATTTTTTCAGATGCTGATAAACTACCGTGTGCATAACAATAGTTTTTATATCTGTAAATCTATCTCCCATTGTAAATAGTGCATCATTAAATGCTTCTGAATTGAATTTATTGGCATCGACTGCATTATCTCCATCTTCAATTGAAATATCAATCCTCATATCACCGCTATCATTCGCGACATTACTTAACATTACACCTTTTAAAATCGCTAATGATTTAGTTTGAAGTTGTCTTTTCCACCATTCGGAAGTTCTGCTTGTAATTCTTTTCATTGGTTCAGAACCCGCTAATTCACCCACTAAATCAGAACTTGCCCAAGCATTATTTAAGTAAGAAACCCTTGCTTTAAAAGATGATGCAGTTATTTTTTGCGGGGTCGCACTATTTCCAGTATCATCAGACAAGTTTGGTTCGCTATCCTCTAAATCCCGCCAAAATGGAATATTAATATCATATCCGCCACTATTTGCCTTAGATTGTAAAATTGGATTGCTTCTTAAAATTCCACTGTTAATAAATTCCGTTTTTGTAGTTGAATTCTCTTGTTGATATTTGCTATAAATCTCTGGGATTATTACATCCGTTAAACTTGTAGTTGCCATTCATCATCTCCTTGTTTGTTTGTTTCGTTTTTAAATGCTTCTGGATTAGTTTTGTGTAATTCAACTAATTCTTTTTCAGTCATCTTTTTCATATCTTTTTTGTTTGCATTAGATGAATCATTTCCACTTGAGCCACCGCCCGATGTTTGTTCAAATTTTTGGAATGCTTTTCCATCTTTTGTCAGCCATTCTTTAGCAAAAGTCTCTAAATCTTTATCATCAATTGTAGCTTTATAATTATCATCTAATTTTACTTTGCTTTTCAACATAGCAACTGCTCCGTTAAGAGTTCCTTTATCAGCTCCAGCTTTACTTAAAGCTACATTTAAACCATTTTGAATTTGTGATTCTGATATAAATTTAGCTTGATTTTTAATCTTTTCAGCATTGGTTTCACTCTCTGAATTATACTTTTTTTTCAGCACTTTGTTTTTAGCTTTAGCCTCTTTGAGTAACTTTTTGACTTTTGCTAATTGTGTTTCAATTTTGCCATTGTTCTTCAATTTTTAAAAACCCCTTTTTTTTGTATAATTAACATTATGACTAAAAAAGATGAAAAGTACAAAAAGGCAATTGAGAGAAGTCAAAACATCGCTGATATTCTGATGATTGCAGTCGAAAAAGAGATGAAAACTGCTACATCAGAAGAAATAATAGGATTGACAAATTTAAAAGAGATAGAAATATACAGTAAATTAACAATTGCAAATAAAAAGGCACTTTACGGAGTTGAAGTCGAAAAACAAGAGAAACAACAGATGATTATAGAATTTAAAGAGGTTTAATGCAAATAGAGATTTTAAAATCACAAAGGCAATTTCTGTATGGTAAATCTGAATTTAGGTTATTAGTTGGCGGTCTCGGAAGTGGAAAAACTGAGGGAGGATTACTTTTAGCTATAAAATTGCTTATAGAGAATAGAGGGGTTGATATTGGTTATTTTATGCCGACTTTTAGCCTTGTAAAATTAAGAGGAATTGATGGATTTGAAAAGATATTAAAAAAGATGAATTTAGAATATATTGTAAATAAGAGTGATACGATTATTTCTGTTTTTGGATTCGGAAAAATTATCTTGAAAAGCTATGATAATCCTAATAATATTGTAAGTTTTGAAGTATTTGCTTCAGTGATTGATGAATTGGATATTTTGAAGTTTGAGAATGCTAAAAATGTTTTTGAAAAAATAGATGATAGAACTCGACAACAAGGAAATGATAAAAGAAATACGGTAAATATAATAGCAGTTGTAACAACTCCAAATCAAGGAACTAAAGGATTTGTCTATGATTTTTTCGTAAATAAAGATAGTGAAAATAAAGAGATAATAAAAGCTAAAACTATTGATAATGTATATTTACCTAAAGGCTATATAAAAAGATTACGACAAAAATACGACCCAATTCAAGTAAAGCTTTTTACAGAGGGTGAATTTGTCAATCTATTTGAGAATTTGGTTTATCATTTTTACCATAAAGAGAATCATCATACTGATAAAACATTAAAAGATTTTAGAGAATTGCATATAGGATTAGATTTTAATATCGGTTCGGTTATTGGGATTGTTTTCGGAATTATTGGAAACAAAGTTTATGCAGTTTATGAGTTTAAGAGTTATGATACTTTTGAATTTATAAACAATTTAAATGCAAAATTTAAGAATAAAGATATTTACATTTATCCTGATGCAAGTGGAAAAAGTCGAAAAACAAATGCATCTGAAAGCGATGTCGATATGATAAAAAGAGCTAATTATAAAGTTAGGGTAAAATCTGTAAATCCCGCTGTTAGAGATAGGATAAACACTGTAAATAATCTTTTCAGTAAAGATAAATTGTTTGTAAATTCAGAAACTTGTAAGAATTTATCAAATGCTTTAGAATCGCAGGGTTACAATAAAAAGGGAGAGCCTGAAAAATTCGACACTCATCCCGCGGTTGATGATTGGGTAGATAGTTTTGGATATATGTTGGCTTATAAATTTAATAAGCAAAATAAAATAGAACATATGAGGATAATAGGATATTAGCTTAGAGAATTGAACTATTCGGGATTGTCGAATAGTTCAAAAGAAAAGTTAGTTAAATCTCAAACAATCCACCAAGAGGTTTAGTCTCGATATATTTCTCAAATTTTCGTTCAACTCTCTTGTTAGCTTTTTTTCGTGAAATAAATCTACCTGAAAAATATTCATTTCCTTGTAATTTACCTAAATCCA